AGGAACAGCGTTTGATTTGTGCATTGTTGCTATTCCCATCACTTTTGTACCAGTGTAAACCTTTGGTGCTGCTTTAGTGGCGACACCATTACCTGTATTTAATGACGGATAATGCACGGTTTCACGACCAGCAGGTGCCGACAACTTATATGTTAGTTGATTACTTGTGGATTTGATAGGTTTTGATGTTTGGTGTGATTTCAACCATGCATCATATTGTTCACGCACGGCTTTTGGTCCTAGTTTTTTCTTGGACTTTGCGGTTCGAACATAAATCATCATAAAAATCTCCTGAGTAATGGTTGTATTATACACCATTCATCAAAGACTGTCAATAGTTGTGTTGTGTGGTTACAACATCAATAATATTTCATTTTTTGGGGTTTTTGATTGAAACGTTGTTGAGATTCGAAGGATTCGTACTCATCATAATACTTTTGTTTTCGCTGTTGTTTCTGACGTTTCTTACTTTTGTTTTCCTCACGGAAATACTGTTCATCGTCATAGTCTCGCTCATTGCGAAACTTTCCAGAAAATTTTGACACTTTAATTAAACTCCTTGATTAATAATTTCAAATGTTGTAAATGTGATGCCACGAATACGGGCTTCTGGCATATCCTCTACGTTCGTTTCTGAAACATAGATTATATTGGATGCGGGATAACATAGTTTTATAAGTTTTAGTAAATTACAGCATGTTCCATCAAAATCATTAAAAGCAAACACCTCATCAACGTGAGAAATACTCTTTACAAATTCTTTTCTTTGTTCGAATGAATTTCTAGTCTTATTTCTACATAACTCCATATAGGAGTCAGAATGAACTCCTATAACAAGCCAATCACATTTGGATTTGCAAGTTTTTAATAATTTAAAATCATTATAAGTTATGTAATCAAATTCACCCGATAAGACAATGATGTTTTCTTTTTTTGTCATGGCAACATGTCTGGAAATGCCTCTTTTACAAATTTATAGTCTAACCCTTTTACTCCCAAATCTTTCTGGAAGATACCCAATAAAACTTCTGCTTCCCGTGGCTCAATTGATTCTAACATTTGAATTAATAATTCATTCCTACGGTGTTCATTTAACTTCTCTGCTGTTGCATCACCAACCATGAACATATACATTCTACGTATTTGTCCGTTGATACTGTCATGTGTGATTCCTGGTAACATATCTGTTGGTACACGATAATTTTCTGGTAACTCTTTAATTTTCCATTGTATGTTTGGATGATAAGCCAATTTTAACACATCAACCAATGTCTGTGAAAGATTTTTGGAAATTACATCCATTCTTTCTTTTTTGTTTTTTGCCAATTCAAATTCATCAAATACTTCATATAACGCTTTCATTAAAATTCCCCAATAACATCTATTAAACTTTTCAGTTTGTTTGTAATCAAATAATCCAGTATTTTACCTTTAGGTGCTGGTTTGGTTTCTTCATAAGTATTTATGATTTTGGATTGTATATCACCTGGTATGTTTCTCAGGTCAATCAGTGTTTGGTTGCGTGAAAAACCAATACGTGCATTTTCATCATCATATTCAGCATAGTTTTGTGCCATGAATTTAGTGAGTTTAGCTTCAGTCATAACTTTTTGACGAATCTCACGCACAAACGTATCACTTGATGAGAGAATGTTTGGAATGCCATCACCTTTATCACCATGAATAATCTTCTCTTTTAATTCATCCATTGGATTTTTGGAGATAATAAATTTCTTCTGTGCAGGATTATATTGTTTGACAGTATAATCACTTCTACCATTATACATCTGTAATTGTAAGAAGTCTCCATCACTGGAAATAATCAGGATGTTTTCATGCATGATATGACGAGGCACCAGTGTGCCAATGATATCATCAGCCTCTGCACCTTCAACATCAATTACTTTGTATGGAAAATTATCTCTGAGTTCTTGCTTGAATTTGGAAAGCATATCAAAGATTAGATGCCAGTCAAGTTCAGATTTCTCTCTGGTTTTTTTACGGCCGGCTTTGTAGAAAGGAAAGAATTCCTTGCGCCAATATTTACGGTTGTCAGCACACAACACAACTTCACCATATTCTTCACGGAAGTTCTTTAGGTGAGTCCTGAGAATGTTCAGAACCATGTGTCTAATAAGGCCTTCTTCTAATTTAACACCTTTTTGACTGGCAATTTGCGCCATCAATCCGGCTAGTAATACCTGGTTAAGGTCAACGAGAATCATAATATACTTTCAGTTTAGATACTCACATTTTACATCATTGACTTGAACTTGTCAACAGCATCATCTAGGAAATCGTGGGAGGTTGTGGTTTTCTTTGCAATTAACCCATACCAACCTTGTGGTATTAAACCAGATATGTATTCCCTAGGATCCGAGAAAATGGCATCAAAGATATCCAGGTCTTCTACTTGACCACTTTCTTCGTTGCATTTAAACAACAAAATGTGCCACCAAGAACCAATAACGTTTCCTTCTATAGGTTGACCTGGATTTTTGTATTTGTTTGAGATGATGTTGATACTATCTTCATCTTCCATTGGTAAAAAGAATAATGCATCAAACTCATTACCAACTTCTGCCAAATAATCTAACATTGCAATCCTTTAATATGTGATTTTCTTACTCTAACCATAATCCAAGAATTGTAATAGTCATCTGTTTCCAGAGCACCATTTACAAACTGTTCTTTTGCTTCAAGATAACCACACTCACCTTTGCTTTTGCATAGATGTATAATTTCTCGACTAAACGAATCTAGTCCGTGTATTATAACATCTTTTTTCAATTCCTCGTTACTACCATAGTAAGTTTGCCAGTCCGAGGAAACTTTGAATCGTTTCTTCTTACCTTTGACTTGTCTGGTTTTTGAAGAATAGAAAAATTTCTTACCAATGTATTTTTTGTTTGTTACACTGTTGGTTATAAGATACACAAAACCATAATTATCACCAATCAATTCTTCTGTAAATTCTTTGTCTTTATATGTCCAATTCAGTCCCATTTGTCCTCATCTGATTCATCATCCTCATCTATATATTCATCTTCGGATATTGAATCAATGGTTTCACCGCAAAACGGACAAAACTCAGGTAATTCTTCTGATACTAATTCTTCCATATAATTTACATCGTAGCTGGATTCACAACTACTACATTCTGCTGTTATTGTTCTTGTTGTCATATCTTTCCTTTAATTGGCCCAAACATCTCCCCAGTTTCCTGATAATGCACCTTTGGCATAATCTGTTGCACGATTCTCAAAGAAGTTGGTGTGTGTCGGTGCGTTAATCATTTCTTCAACCCATGGTAGTGGGTTCTTCTTTACTTTAAAAATACCCTTAAGACCAAGAGATATAAGACGCCTATCAGCAATATAACGGATATACTTTTTGACATCTTCACTAGAAAGACCGTCCATAGCGCCCATAGAAAAGGCGAGGTCAATAAACTTATCTTCCAGTTCGACCATTTTTTCGGCGATGGTGTAGATTCGTCCTTTGAGTTCGTCATTCCATATCTCTTTGTTTTCTTCTATGTAGGAACGGAATAATTTAATCATTGATTCTGCATGTTGAGTTTCATCAACAATAGACCATGTAACAATCTGTCCCATACCCTTCATCTTACCTGTGCGTGGAAAGTTAAGTAACATGATGAAAGATGAGAACAACTGCATCCCTTCAGTGAAAGCACTGAACACGGCGATATGGGTTGCAGTTGAGGCGGCATCACCATTCTTAGAAGAAAGTTCTAACACATAATCGTGTTTATCTTTCATTTCTTGATAGTCTAAGAATTGGTTATAAGTGGCTTCAGGTAAACCAAGTGTTTCGATTAGATGGCTGTATGCAGCAACGTGTAACGCTTCTCTTGCAGCAAAACCCAATAACATCATACGAACTTCTGGTTGTGGAAAATATGGAAGATAGTTCTTAACATATCCACCAGCAACGTCAATGTCACCTTGCGTAAAAAACCTAAAGATGTGTGTAAGAAATTGTTTTTCTTCTTTGCTTAGTTTCTTTTTCCAATCCTTAACGTCTTCCATCATTGGTACTTCTGTGTGAAGCCAATGTGATTGTTCGTGTTTCAACCATGCATCATATGCCCATGGATAGTTGAAAGGTTTGAAACTGTTTCTTTCATCCGTAAGTCTAGATTCTATCTTCTTAATCATGCTGTTGCCCACTCTTTTAATTCAGTCACAGTTTTGGATCCAACCAATCTTTTAACTTCAATATTTTCATCCAACATAACCAATGTCGGCACACCACGAATTCCATATTCAACTGCAATATCGGATTGAACATCAACGTCAACCACTTCAATTGGAACCGATAGGTTTGCTTCTTCTAAGTTTTTTGCTAATGATTTGCATGGCCCACACCATGATGCTGTAAATCTTAATATCTTCATCTTATCTCTCCATTAATTTATTTGTAAATTCTAATAATAATTTATGATGTTCTCCGTTGTGATAGAGTCCTCTCATCCAACTATATGATTTATACCAATGTGGTTGACTCTCTGGATGACAACCAATTAGTCCAAGCTTATCTTGTATAATTGCCATCGGATCATCATTCATATACTTAGCAATAATTTCATATTGACCTCCACCAAAAGCACAACCATCATAAAAAAACATTTTTTCTTCTTTTCCCAACCATTCAATCTTCAAGTTTTTTGCATGTGGTCTTTTTGTATCTGTATTAGGTCTCTTTATGTATTGTTCAACTTCTACGTTATGTAAAAAATTAAAATAATCACGGCCAGCCCAATAAGCACCCATGCAAATTCCCAAATAGCGGCCGCCATTATGAACAAAATCAGTGATGCGGTCACGATTATTTTTAAACAGATAATCGAAACTATCACTGTCACCCAAACCACCAGGAAAAGCAATAATATCAACATTATCAAAGAAGTCATTTTCTACTTCATGTCTTGTAAATATTTTAAAATGGTAATGGCTTTCAAGTGCTTTGATGATGCCATTACCAGATTGCACCGAACATTTTGGTTGGTGTAGAAACAATGCAATTGTAGGTTTCAATTAGCCCTCGCAAGCTATACAATCGTTACCTTGTGCTACTTGTACCATATCAAGTTCTTTGATTACTTGACGTTCAATACGTTTAGATACCTTGTCTGCTTTACCAATCTTTTCAGAACGGCAGTAGTAAAGTGTTTTTAATCCTTTTTTCCATGCCATAAAATGAATTGCATGAATATATTTAATATGTGCATCAGGACGGAAGAACAAATTCAAAGATTGTGCTTGGTCGATGTATTGTTGACGGTCAGCAGCTAATTCAATAACCCAACGTTGGTCAATGTCCATAGATGTTTTGAATACTGCTCGGTCGTTTTCATCCAACCACTCG